GTGGAGGCGGCGGCGGTGGTGGATAGCCGGAACACGTGCAGCAAGTTGAATCATCGAGAGAACACTATGGACATGCAGAACACCTCCGCGCTGCCCGATGTCAACGGGTCGGAACGCACGCTAAAAGAATCGATCCAGGCCCTGGCGGCGATGATCGGGACGCTGCAGCGGCGCGAGCACGCATTGGACGATCTGGTCCGGGAGCAGCTGCAGCTTCTGCAGAGCGCCGTCAACAGTGCCGATCAGCGCGTCAATCGCGTCGTGGAAAGCGCACTTCCCCGGCTGACGCGATTGAGCAATCAGGCGCTGACGCAGACGCTGGAACCGGCGGCCGAGCGATTCAACAAGAAGATGGCAACTGCGGAGCAGACGGTCCAGCAGGCGACCCAGCGTTACGCACACGCACAGCACTCCCTGGAAACAACGACAACGCGGCGCATGTGGATCGCATCGATTGCCTTGCTGGTGGCGGGTGTCATCAGCGTCGTCGTCGCCGGCTACGCGCTCTACAGCACAAAAGCGGCTGTCGCTGAAGCCGCCCAACTCCGGGCAGAAATTACCTTTTTGGATCGCGTTGCTCGTGCCAATCTCGTTGTCTGTGGCAAAGACAGGCTATGCGCCGAGATTGACAAGAAAGGGCCACGCTATGGCAATGGCGGCCAGTATCGCGTGATTGCCTTGCGCCCATCCCCCGCGCAATGAAAACCGAGCCGCCAGGGGCGGCCCGGTCGTCTGATTACAGCGCTGTCAGCCGGTCACGTGTAACGGTGGTGTACTGATCCGTCATCTCAATCCCGACTGCCTCGAATCCTTCCAGCTGCGCAGCCACCAACGTGGTTCCGCTGCCAGCAAACGGATCGAGCACGCGCCCACCTGACTCGCAGATCCGCACCAGCTGCCGCATCAATTCGGTGGGCTTGCCGGTCAGATGGTGCTTGTCAGCCTTGCGTACGGACTCGCGGATAACACCTGGCAGCACCGGCGCGCGGCGATCCAGCGGCATGTTGCCCTTGCTGCCCCACACGATGTACTCGGCCTGATTGCGGAAGCGGCCCAGTTGCGGCCGCACGCCCTCGGTCTTGTCCCAGACGGTGATTCCTCGCCAGGTGAAGCCGGCGATCTGCAGCGCGTCGGTGGTCAGCGGTAGCTGCCGCCAGTCGGTGAACAGCAGCACCGGTGCGCCATCCTTCAGCACGCGTGCGCACTCGGACAACCACAGGTGCATCCATTTCAGGTGCGAGCGTTGGTCGCGCTCGTCACCAACGAAGTCAGCGTGCCCGCCGTCGCGGCAATACTTGGTCGAGGGCGGCCGGGCACGGGCAGCGGCAGTCAGGCCGCCACTCGCATAGGGCGGGTCAGTGATCAGCGCGTCGAACGAATTCGCTTCGAGCGTGGGCAGGATGGTCAGGGCGTCGCCCTGCAGGAGCTGATTTTTCATGGTGAGAGCCTTCTTGGATTCGCTCGCGGCGATCGGAGGTGAGGCTCTCGGCCTTCAAGTGATTGAGCGTGCCGCAGCGCGGACACTTGATCTGAATTTCATCGAAGGCGCCGGCCTTGCATAGCAGGCGGGCGCATTCGCCACAACGGAGGTTCTTGAGCATTGCGTGGTCTTGCGTTGGGAAAGGATTACGCGGCCGCTGGTGGCGCGTAGGGGGTGAAGGCGATCACCTCATCGCCCACCCAGTCGTTGATCTTCAACATGCGCGCCTGCAGCGGTTCCAGCTCGTTGGCGGCCCAGACGGCAGCTGCCTCGCGGATCGACCCGAAACCGCCAGCGTTCTGCGGCACGATGCCCATGAGCTGCGGCGGGATGCGCAGCGCGGCCAGCATGTCGTCGCGGGTGATGCCCTTGATGCCACTGAACTCGTCCTTGGCCGCCACTTCGCTGACCGGGATGAGCTTCAGGCCATCCTTGTTGCCGCCTGGCGAGTACAGGAACAGGTTGCGGAAGTTGCCCGGCCCCTTGGCGCCCTTCATGGCGTTGCGCAGCGCATCGACGTCTTCCTGGCTTTGCTGCGGGTCCGTCAGGTACAGGATGAAACCGGCATGCGAACCGTTGTTGTAGTACTTGCGTCGGAATAATGTGGCCGACTCGTTGAGCAGCGCGGACTGCATCGCCGGCATCCACTCGGGCAGGCCGTAGAGCTCCTGATCGACATCGGCCTCGCGCAGCTGGAACACGCTACCCGGCTCGAACACATGCTCGTCGTGCCAGGTGCGCACCTGGAAGTACTCGCCCTCGGTGATCCCTCGCCGCACGTACTTGGACAACGGCGCTGCCAGCGACAGCGCACCGCCCATGCGGTTGCGGCGCCGCTCAAGGTAGCCATTGCCCAGCGTGATCCAGTCCAGCGACAGCTGCTCGAAGGCCTCGCGCGTCAGCAGCCGGTGCGGCTTGAAGGTGCGCGCCAGCATGTTGCGCTTGAAAATCAGCCCCGACTGCAGAAACGGATTGCTGCGCGTGGTCTTGGACAGGCCATCCAGGCCTACCGGCGGCTCATACCAGCGCCCGTTCTGCCAGCACTCCAGATAGTCCAGCACACCGCGCCCATCGAGCACCGGTGTGGGGTCGCCAAAGGTAAACGCCTCGGCGCGTGTAGGCACGGCGGGCGCTGCAGGCGCGGTGGCGGGCAGCTGGTCGGTCAACATCAAGAGATCTCCATGAAGCCGGAGTTGCGCGCGGTGCGCCCTTCCAGCGGTTCGTTCTGCAGCGCGTGGAACAGCGCCCACGCCAGGTCCGCGTGACCGGTCTCTTCCGAGCGGCCAGCGGTGAAGGTGGATTGCCGGCCGCTGGCCGTCATCGTCTTGCGGATGGCCATCAACGATTGCGCCACGTCGGTCCAGCCGGCGTCGAACTCCAGCCGGCCGTTGTGGATCACATCGAACGCCTTGAGCACCAGGCGCGTTTTGACCTCGGGCGAGTAGCTGAAGGTGACCAGATTCGGGAAGAACTGCTTCACCAGCTGCGCCACGCCGCTGCCCATGCCGGTGGTGTCGATGCCGATGTAGGTCACCCAGTACCGTTGCGTGACGCCATGAATAAATTTGGCCTGTGCCGCGAAGTCCATGCCACGGAACTGATGCCGTTCGAGGATGCGGAACTTGCCGCCGGGGATGGACGGTGGAGCCAGCACCACAAGGCCGGCAGTGTCGCCGGTGTCAGCCGGGTCGTAGCCGATCCACACCGCGCGATCGCCAAAGGGACGCAGAGCAAATGGTTTGTAGTCTTCGCCCCACTCCACCCAGCTGTCGACCATGCACGGCTGCAGCATCGCCAGCGGGAAGATGCTGGCGCCGTCGTCGACGAACTCGCACATCAACAGGTTGGCGAACGCGTCCGGGCTGTATTCCTCGCGCAGCTCGTCGATGTCGAACAGGTCGCAGCCACGGCGCTGGGCGTCAAGGATGTTGACGATCTGCCGCCAGGCGCGGTCCTGGCAGCGGCGCCCGCCGGCCAGCGCATCATGCGAGACATCGATCTGGATCCGTTGGGCAGCCGGCTTACCCTTGTTGCGGCGCTCGCCGGTCCAGAACGTATAGGCCTCGTGGGCCATGCTCGACGGCGTGCTGAAGTAGGTCTTGCGCCACTTCTTGTGCATCGCCATGCCGCTGGCGACCTTGTTCAATTCGTTGAACCCGTAGGTCCAGAAGAACTCGTCGAAGTAAAAATTGCCGTGGTAGCCCTGCGCCGTGCGCGCATTGGTGCCCGGGAAGAACAGCTCGGCGCCGTTGGGGAACACGATGCTGTCGCCGCCGGAGAGCGTCTCGTCGATCGTCTCGCGCACGAACTGCTGCATGTAGCCGCGGAACAGATGCGCCTGCGCCTTGGAGGCGCTGAGGAAGATCTGATTGCGCCCGGTGGTGAGCGCATCGATCAGCGCCTCTCGGGCGAAGTAAAACGTCGCACCGATCTGACGCGACTTGAGGATGATGCGGGTACGCTCGTTGCCGGCCCGGTACCAGTCACGCTGGTAATCGAAGCAGCCGTCGACGAACGCCGTGGTCAGCTGCTCGATCTGTTCCTCGGTGAAGTCGTTGCGCTTGGGCTTCTTCTTCGGCGCGGCGTTGCGGTTGGCAACGGCTGGATTCAGGTCGGCCTCGTTGCCGCCACCTTGGTAGCGCTGGATGCGCGCCTGGCGCTCCAACTGCCGATGCAGCAGATCAATTTCCTTGAAGTCACCGCCGGATTTTTCCGGCTTCATGATCAGCACGACCAGGCGCGCTTCCAGTGCACCACCGATGCGCTCAACGTTGTCTGCGCAATCCCACTCGTCACGCGACTTCCAGCTGTGTACAGTCTTCTCGTTCTCGCCGATGGCCTGCGCAATTTCGGTCACGCGCCATCCCATCCAGTACAGGAACTTGGCCTGTCTGCGGGTGTCCATCGGGAGCTGGGTGGCAACGCTTTGCATGCCGACCAGGGTGCGGCACACCTCTTATTCCCGACAGTTGAGCAACGCGTAACCACCTTGTTTACATGGTGTTTTCGTTGCTGCGCTATGCGTCGCATTTGACCATGGGTCATCGCAAACGCATCTAGCGCAGAGGGCACCCATGTCGGGCAAGACCAAAAAGTTCCGTTCCAACTGGTTCCGCGTGGCCGTCGAAGGCGCCACCACCGATGGCCGCACGATTCAGCGCAGCTGGATTGACGACATGGCCGCGACCTACAACCGCGAGACCTACAATGCCCGCATCTGGATTGAGCACATGCGCAGCCTGTTGCCGGATTCGCCGTTCCGCGCGTATGGCGATGTCACCGCCGTCAAGGCCGAAGAGGTGGAGATCGACGGCAGCAAGCGCCTGGCGCTGTTCGCCCAGATCGAGCCGACCGCCGATCTGATCACCATCAACAAGTCCAAGCAGAAGCTCTACACCAGCATCGAGGTGCAGGAGAAGTTCGCCAACACCGGCAAGGCGTATCTGGTCGGCCTGGCCGTGACCGATTCACCGGCGAGCCTGGGCACTTCAATGCTGACCTTCGCCAGCCAACACCCGGACGCCAATCCGCTCACCGATCGCAAGCAATCGCCGGGCAACCTGTTCACCGTTGCCGAAGAGACCGCGCTGGAATTTAGCGAGGTCAGCGAAGGTCCGGTCGCCAGTTTGTTGAGCCGGATCCGCACTGCGCTCAAAAGCGAAGACGCCACCGGCATCACCGCTGAGCAGTTCGCAGAGCTTGGCGAAGGCGTCGAAGAGATCGCCGAGCACGTGCGCGGCCAGGACGAACGCTTCAATCGCCTGCAGGCCGAACACAACGAGCAGAAGACCAAGTACGAACAGCTGGCAAACGACCTGGCGCAGCTGCGCGCCTCGCTCTCACAGCAGCCCGATCCGGCACAGCCCGCACGCCCGGTGGTCACCGGCGGCGGCGCGGCCGTACTGACCGACTGCTGATCCCACACCACACAAACGCCGCAGCGCCACCCCTTCGGAGCCACCATGCAAAACGCCACCCGCCTGCAGTTCAACCAGTTCGCCGATCAGATCGCCAAGCTCAATGGCATTGCCTCCGCCTTCCATTCCTTCGCTGTCGATCCGACCGTGCAGCAGAAGCTGGAAACGCGCATGCAGGAATCGAGCGAGTTCCTGTCCAAGGTCAACATCATCCCCGTGGACGAATTGTCCGGGCAGAAGGTGGGCATCGGCGTCACCGGCAGCATCGCCAGCCGCACCGATACCGGCGCCGGCAAGACCCGCACCCCGCGCAACGTGGCCGCGCTCGACAAGAACGAGTACCTGGCAAAGAAGACCGACTTCGACACCGCGATCCCGTATGCGCTGCTCGATACCTGGGCCAAGTTCCCGGACTTCCAGGCGCGCCTGCGCGATGCCATCGTCAAGCGCCAGGCGCTGGACCGTCTGCAGATCGGCTTCAACGGCACGCACGCCGCTGCCGACACCGACCGCGCCGCCTTTCCGCTGCTGGAAGACGTCAACATCGGCTGGCTGCAGCAATACCGCACCAACGCTGCCCAGCGCGTGCTTGCCAGCGGCAAGACAGCCGGCAAGGTCATTATCGGCGGTGCCGGCGCCGACTACGGCAACCTCGACGCACTGGTGTACGACGTCGTGAGCAATCTGCTGGACCCGTGGCATCGCAAGGATCCGAGCCTGGTCGTGGTACTAGGCCGCGACCTGATGCACGACAAGTATTTCCCGATGGTCAACAAGGACCAGCCGGCCAGCGAGAAGATCGCCACCGACCTGATCTTGAGCCAGCGCCGCGTCGGTGGCCTGCAGGTGGCCGAGGTGCCGTACCTGCCGGACGGCGCCTTGATGGTCACCTCGTTGGCGAACCTGTCGATCTACTACCAGACCGGCGGCCGTCGTCGTTACATCCAGGAAGTGCCCGCCCGCGATCGCATCGAGAACTACGAGTCCTCCAACGATGCCTACGTGGTCGAGGACTACGGCCTGGGCTGCGTCGTCGAGCACATCGAGATCGAGGCCTAAGCCATGGCCGACAGTCCCGCCAAGCGTCACCACAGCCGCGTGCTGGCCGAGCTGGAAGCGGCGCAGCGCGCTCCGCACCAGCTCATGGCCGGTGCCACCGCCTACGAGCAACACATGGCGCAGCTGCAGAGCGACCGCCTGCGCCTGAAGCAGATCCAGTCCGACCAAGGCAAGGCCGCGCTCAAGGTGCAGCTGCTGCCTGGCTATGTGCCATACCTGACCGGCGTGCTGGCCGGTGGCCAGGGTGCGCAGGATGAGATCGTCACCACGTGCATGGTGTGGCGCATCGATGCCGGCGACTATGCCGGCGCGCTGGAGCTGGGCGCTTATGTGCTCAAGCACAACCTGCAGATGCCCGACCGCTTCTCGCGCACGGTGGGCTGTGTGCTGGCCGAGGAAGTGGCCGAGGCGGCGTTGTCGGCGCAGAAGACCGGCCAGCCCTTCGATGCAGCTGTGTTGGCCGACACCGCGGCGCTGACGGCCGAGCAGGACATGCCCGACGAGGTGCGCGCCAAGCTGCACCTGGCACTGGCCCGCGCATCGCTGACCGGCATCACCGATGAGACGCCGGCCGACCAAGCGCAGCCCATCGCGGCTGCCGCTGTCGCCGATCTGCAGCGCGCCATCGCCTTGCACGGCAGCTGCGGCGGCAAGAAGGATCTGGAGCGCGCCGAGCGTCTCTTGAAGAAGTTCAGCGTTGAGCCTGCGGGCACCAGCGCATAACCGAGCGTCCCCGCAACCCTCGCCGGCTCGGGGCTGATCCACAGCACTCCATCGCTGCGGTGACGCCCCGACCACCGGCGATCTCTTCCGAGCCATCCATGAGCGGATTCACTGCCACCGGCACGACCAGCGCCACGCCTGATGCGATTGCCAATGCACCGTTCTGGCCGGCGATCGCACCGGCGAGTGTGCGGGCAAGCATGCGCCTGGATGGCACCGTCACCGATGCGCGCCTGCGCCACGCCATTGTGGCCGCCATGCTGGCCGTCAACGATGAGCTGGATGCTTGGGCGCAGGCGCAGCAGGCCGCCGGCTACGCGGCGCTGGCTGATGTGCCCAGCACCACCGTCGATGGCATCTCGCGCCGCGTGCAGCTCTACCTGCGCGCCGTCGCGTGTGCCACCGCCGTCGAGGTAGCAGAGCGCTACCGCAGCTTCGATGCGACCGACAGCGCCAACCAGCGCGCCGACGACTTGTCACCGAGCATCACCGAGCTACGCCGCGACCAGCGCTGGGCCGTGCGCGATCTGCAGAACCTGCCGCGCAGCACGGTGGAGCTCATCTGATGCGCGTGCACGCCATGCAAGGCGACACCGTCGACCTGCTGTGCTGGCGCCACCTGGGCAGCACGGCCGGCCTGGTCGAGCGCACCTATCTCCTCAATCCCGGCCTGGCCGAACTGGGCGCCGTGCTTCCGCACGGCACGCCGGTGGAGTTGCCCGAGGTAACCACCACCACGGCGGCGATGACGCCGCTTGTGCAGCTATGGGACTGACCTGATGACCGAACCCACCTCCGTATCGAGCGGCTTTTTGATCGCCACCGGTGTGGGCCTTGCCTCCGTGCTGCCTGGCATCGACGGCGATGCGCTGATCGGCGCCTTCGCGGGCGGCGCGCTGTTCGTCGTGTCCGCCGCCAAGCAACCGCTGTTGGCACGATTGATCTATTTCCCGGTAAGCGTGATTGCCGGCTACCAGCTGGCGCCGGAGCTGCTGCGCTGGTTGCCGATCAAGTCCAGCGGCGTGGCCGCTTTTGCGAGTGCGGCGTGCGCGATCACCGTCACGCTGGGCCTGATCGAAAAGAGCAAGTCCTTCGACTTTTCCTTCCTACGTCGTGGAGGTCCGCCCAGTGCATAGCCTGGTCACCGTCCTGACGTTGATGGCCTCGCTCGCCATCTGCGTCCGCCTGCTTACCTACCACCGCCCGGTCGATGCGCGCCATCGACGCGGCGCGGGCTGGTGCGCGTGGTTGCTGATCGCCAGCACCGGCGGTCAGGCGCTGCACATCCTGCTGGCCGGCGCCAGCTCGCAAGTCAGTCTCTGGCACCTGGGCACGTTGATCGTGCTGGCGGTGCTCACCTACCGCGCTCGGGGCAATGTGGCGCGCATCTTGAAGGTCGATTGATGTTCACCGATACCCAGCTCGCCTCAATCATGCAGTGCTCGGCGCAACGCGCACAGCGCTGGCATGGGCCACTGCTTGCCGCCGCCAATCGCTTTGGCATCACCACCAAGCGTCGCGCCGCGCACTGGCTCGGCCAGGTCGGCCACGAAAGCCTGAGCCTGTCGCGCATGGAAGAAGGGCTGACCTACACCACCAGCGCACGGCTGCTGGAAGTGTTCGGTACACGCATCACGCCCGCGCAAGCACCCAAGTTCCTGCGCAATCCGGTCGGCCTAGCCAACTTCGTCTACGCCGACCGCCTGGGCAACGGCAACGCCGCCAGCGGCGACGGACACCGCTATCGCGGGCGTGGCCCGATGCAGCACACCTTCCGGGGCAACTACCGCCGCATCGGTGTGCTGATTGGCCTGCCGGTGGAAGAGCAGCCAGATCTGCTGCTGCAGATCGAGCCGAGCGCCCTGGGCGCCGCAGCGTATTGGCAAGACAACGTCAACGTGCTGGCCGATGCGGGCGATGTGCTCGGCCTGGGCCGCAAGATCAACCTGGGCAACGTACGCGCCAAGCGCTTGCCGGAAGGCCACAGCGATCGCGTCACGCGCACGCAGCGCGCCCTGCAGATCCTGGGCGTCAACTGATGGTCACGCGCCTGATCATCCTGCTGGCGCTGGTTGCACTGCTTGTCGGTGGCTGCGTGTGGCAGGAGCAGCGCGTCAGCGCCGCGCAGAAAGACCGCGATGCCGCGCTGCAGGCCAAGCGCCAGGCCGAGGCGGAACGCGACAGCGCCAAAGGCTCCACCACCGTCGTGACGCAGTACGTCGACCGCGTGCAGATCGTGCGCGAGGCTGGTGCCACCATCACCCGTGAGATCCCGATCTATGTCACCCAGAAAGCCGATGCTGCTTGCGCTATCCCTGTTGGCTTTATGCGGCTGCACGACGCCGCCGCCACGGGCCACCCTGCCGGGCCGTCCACCGGAGATCCTGATGCGCCGGCCGCCGGCATTACGCTCTCTGGCATCGCCAGCACCGTCGCCGACAACTACACCAGCTGCCACGCCACCGCCGCGCAGCTGACCGCGCTGCAGGACTGGATCGACCTGCACGCACCGGAGCCGGCGCCGTGATCAAGCCCGCCAGCCTGCGCGCGCATCTGGTCGCGGCGTTGCCGGATCTGGCGCGCGATGCCGACCGGCTGCTGGTGTTTATCGACGCCGGCAGCCTGGTCAGCACGTTCCAGCCGGGGCTGTCGTTCGAGTATCAGTAGTCGTCCCTGAAAAACC